CCAGTCCTTCTGCGGCGACAGCGCCGCATAGGCGCCGGCCGACGCGGCCAGCGGCACGCCGGTCTCGGTGGCGCGCTCGTCGGCAATCCGGTTGGCGCCGAGATACCATTTCCTCGCGCGCTCCTGACCGGTCACGCCCATCATGTCCCAGAGCGCGGTGTAGTTGTCCTTCATGAAGTCGCGGAAGGCGTTGAGCCGCTCCTCCGGGTGCATCTCCTTCATGGCGCTGGTGGTCGCCGGGTAGCTCGACACGATGTCGGCCGCCTGCTCCATCTTCTTGGGGTCGGAGCGCAGCACGTCCATGTTGATCAGCAGGTTCTCGCTGAGCGGGTCCTCGGTCCTGTTGGGGCTGGTCGGGAAGCGCTGGGCGATGCGGTTGTTGGCGAGCGGCTCGGCCGCCTTCATGCCGCTGGTGCCGGCCGCCCTGAGCTGGGCGAGCGTGTCGCGCATGCCGGCGATCGACGGCCCGCCGGGACCGCTGCGCAGCACTGGGTCCTCGCTCTCGCCGCTCAAATTGGCGAGCCCGACCTCGGCGCTGGGGCGCAGCCGGCGGACCAGCTTGCGGGCGAGATCGTCGTCGCGGCTAGCCATTGAAATTAAGCCCTGCTTCACTTATGTCAGGGGTCCAACAAAGGACCCCCACTGACATGCACACCGTCGCCCTTTTCGCCGTCGGGTTTCTCGTCCTCGGCCCCATTGCCGCCGCCCTGTTCTCGGGCGGCCCCGGTCGCAAGCAGCGCGCTTGGGACAGGCTGAAGGCCCGAGCCGAGGCCGAGAACGCCAAGCGCTGATCCATCACCGCTTCTCCCTCGCCTGATTGGCCGCGATCAGCGCGGTGAGTGCAGCACGCGCGTTCTCCGGGGCGCTCATCAGCATGCGCTGCACCGGCTGCGACATCAGCAGCCTGCCGGTCCCCCACGGGCCGAGCGTCGAGGTCGCCGCCGCCACCGGCTCGCCGGCTGCGAGCAGCCCGCTCCCCACCCGAGCAGCGATACGCGAGGATGAGCCGCTCTCGGGCATCGGGCTCATCGCCGTGGCGGCATCATTGGCGAGGCCGGTGAACTCGGATTGTCCCTGCACCAGCCGCCGGTTGCCCTCGACACCCTTGACGCCGCCGCGCAGCGCTGCCGGGGTGACCACGCCCTGACCGGCGATGTGCGCCGGCTCGTTGGCCACGGCGCGCTCCAGATCGAGATAGAGCCGGTACTGCGTGCGGGCTCGCTTCCAGTCGGCGGCCAGCTCGGGATTGCTGGTGGCGAGATGATTGCCGACCGCGCTGTCGAGCTGGTCCTGTATGGCGTGGATCGCCTGCGCCGTCTGGCCGTCGGCATTCTCGGCGGCGGTGCGCAGATTGGTGCGCAGCGTGGCGAGCTGCTCGCCGTTCAGCGTCGGGCCGCCATTGTTCCGCATCAGCGCGCCGATGTCCTGTACGGTGCTGGAGACGATGTCGGCGCGGGCTCCGGGGCCGACCACCGAATTGTAATTCTTGACCGCGTCGAGCAGTCCCTGCTGGACCGGCGCCGGCACCGGCACATTGCCGACGGCGGTCTCGACGCGGGTCAGCTCGTCGCCGATGCGGCGATATTCCCTGAGCATGTTGGGGGCCGTGGCCAGCGTGCCGGCCGGGGCTCCCAGCTCCTGCATGGCGCGCGAGGTGAGCTGCTCGCGCTGGCGATCGACAAGAGCCGCCGTGGTGCCGCCGCCCAGCTCGCTCTCGGCATATTTCAGGCCCTTGCTGCCGGTGGCCTGCCCGGCGGTGAGATCGACGCCCTCGGCGATCGTGCGCTCGGCCTGCGGCGTGATCGGTCCCTTGCGGAAGATGGACGACATCGTGGCGGCCCCGCCGAGCCCGCCGGCAAAGCGTGCGTAGGGCTCGAAGGCGCTGCCCTCGGTCGCCTGCCCAGCCCCCTCCGACAGCAGGCCCGTCCCGAATTGCTCGGCGCCACGGCGGGCGATGTTGCTCCAGCCGCCCGGCCCGGCGACCATGCCGGGCAAGAACTCGGCGCCGGTCTTGGCGAATTTGCCCGCTCTGGTCTGCGGGTCGTAGTTGACCGCCTTGACCGCCGGCACCGCCGCCTCGACGTCCTGCTTCACGCTCTCGCCGGTCGGCGCGTAGAGGCGGGTGAAGTCCGGGCCGCCGATGCCCTTGACGATCTTGGCGATGCGCCCCACCGGATTGAGCGCGCCAGAGATGCTCTCGCCGAGGCCGCTCTCGACGTTTTGGACCGTCTCGTCGCCGGCCCCCAGCCACTTGGCGATCTTGCCCGCCACGCGGCCTCCCAGCGAGCCGGTGTCCTCGATGGAGCCGACCAGCTGCTCGGTGCCGGTCTTGAGGCCGGATGGCAGGGCGCGGGCCACGTCCTCGCCGAGCCCGACCTTGGGCTGGGCCGGCTGCGCCTGCTGGCGCTTGATCTCGGCGGCCAGCTTGGTGGCGGCGGCGGTGTCGCCCGCCGCGTCGGCGTTCTTCAGGGCAGTGCTGAGCTGTTCGAGCGTTGCCATGTCATTGGGCCGGTGTGGTGTACTTCTTGACGAGGGCGTCGGTTTCCGGGTCGGCACCGCCACCAGCTGCGGCCTCGTCGGGCTTGAGGCCAGACATCAGCGCCTGCAGCTCTGGCGACATGATCGACTGGCGGTTGAGCTGGGAAAGCGCGGTGCGCGCCTCGGCGTCCTTGATCTCGCCATTGCGCCAGCGGGTGACGATGTCGGCGCGTTGCAGGTCGATCTGCGCCTTGGCCTTCATCATGCCGCCGATCAGCCGGTTGGCCTCGGGGTAGTTGCTCAGGCTCTGCAGGCTCCTGAGCATGCCGTTATATTCGATGTCGGAGGTCGAGCCCGAGCCCTCGACGCGCATCTGCGGCGCGACCCGGTTGACGACCGACTGGAAGGCCGCGCCAGCGCTGTCGACGCCGGGGAACATCTTCTGCAGGTAGCCGGGGACCGGCCCCTGCGGCGCGATCTTGCCAAGCTCGTCGAGCAGCTGCATGTCGTTCATCACCGCACCGGCCTTCGCCCCGGCGGCGAGATAGCCGGCCCAGCTTTTGCCTTCCTCGGTGTCGAATTGCTTGACCAGCTGGGACGAGGTGTCGCCGGTGTTGATGGTGACGCCGGAACCGGGCAGCGCGGTGGCCTTCTTGATCTCGGCGTCGCGGGCGGCAATCGCCTCGGGGCTTCCGACCGGGCCGTAGCGCCCGGCGAGATAGTCGGTCTGCGCCTGCGCGCTGCCGGTGATCGGCTTGGCCGCCGCGACATCGGCCGCCTTCGCCGCAGCCGCCGCGTCGACCTCGGCCGCCTTGGCCGCCGCCTCGGCCTGCGCCTTCTGCTGGTCCTCCTGCAGCGCGGTCTGCTGGTCGCGGGTGAGCTGGTTCTGGCCACCGGTGAACTGCTCCCCGGCGACGCGCTCGCCGCTCTGGAATTGCTGCGTGTCCTCGCGGTTGGCGATGTCGAATTCGCGCTGCCGCTTCTCCTTGATGAAGTCGGCCGCCATCTGGGTCAGCCTGTCGGCATAGTCGGGGTCGTAGAGGCTGGCCTGAGCGATCTGCTCGGCGGTCGGGCCGGTGTCGAGATTGACGCCCGCCCTGATCTTGGCGAGCGCATCGCGGCCGGCGGCGATCTGGTCGGCGACCGAGCTTTCCTGCCGGGCGCCGACGAAGGCCTGCGCCATCTGCGCCAGACCCTGCCACGGCGACTGGATGACGCGCGGCGCGGCGATCTGGCCGCGCTGCTCGGCGAGCTGCTTCTGGCGCAGCATCAGCGCGTCGAGCGTCAGGCCGCCGGTGGGGTCGGTCGGCACGCCGGCCGACGTGGTGCTTGCGATCGTCGCCATCAGAACAACCTCCCGCTGTTCAAGCGCTGCATGGCCATCGCCAGCTGCTGGCGCTGCATCTCGGCCTGCTGCGGGTCGATCGTCGGCACGTCGCCCTGATCGAGGCGGGCGGCCTCGGGCACCGGCTTGATCATCGAGCGGGTGGGCGCGATGGCGCCGATGGTCGCGCCACTCTTGCCCATGTCGGCCAGCATTTTCTTCCAGAAGGGCTGCTGCGCCACAGGGGAGGCCGCTGGAGCGGTTCCGACGGTCGGGTTGGGCGGATGCACCGCCGAAGGCGTCCCGCTGCTATAGCCCCCCTCTGGGATGGTCTGCGCGATCCCCAACAGCTTGGCCGCGTAGTCGGGGTCGGTGGCGTAGCCCGATTTGCCGAGTGCCGCGATCTGCGCCTCCAGCCCCTTGGCCCCGCGCACGTCGGCGTAGCGCCCGCCCATCAGCACGTTGGCATAGTCGGCGAAGGCCTCCTCTGGGTTCTTGTAGGCGCGGAAGTCGGCCTCGACCGGCGTCATCTTGCCGTTGATGTATTCCAGCGTCTTCTGGCCAGCCCCTTGGCCCTTGATGCCGAAATAATTGTTGTTGGGCGCGCTCTTGCCCCAACCGGTTTCGAGCGCCGCCTGCGCCATGATCACGCGGGGGTCGATGCCGGTCTTCTGGCTCGCCGCCTGCGCGTACTGCCACAGGCCGCTGGCCCATTGCTGCTGCGGCGTCAGGCTGTCGCCGCCGCCGGCATATTCGAAGTGCATCGGGTCGGGCCGGTTCTTCCAGTTGCCGCCCCATTCGAGGCCCCATTTCTTGGCCAGCTCGGCGGCATGCGGGATGTCGGTGGCCGACTGCCCCATCGCGTTGGTCAGCGCGTTGACATCGATGGCCGTGCCGAAGGCGTGCTGGCTGAGCTGGTTGCCGCCCCGGATGTTGCGGTAGTTGTAGCCGCCGCTGGAGATCGGGTGATAGCCGAGCTTGGCGAGGTCGCCGAGCAGGCCTTCGAAGGCTGACTGCGCCGGCTTGTACACCTGCCAGCGCTGTCCCTTGACGGGCTCGATCCATGTGAGGTTCTGCGCCTGCCACTCCGGGGTGGAAGGATCGCCGAGCCGCGCAACGCTCGCCCAGTTCGCCATCAATAGGCTCCTCCGGTGCGGCCGACGCTGCCGCCGGTGCCGCGCATGCCGCCCGAGCCGCCGAAGCGGCGCTGCTGCTGCGGCGTGACGCCGGGCAGCGCGCCGGGCTCGGCCAGCTGGTAGGAGATTCCGGCCGGCGCTCTGGCGTTCATCCCGGCGATGATGTTGGCGAAGGCGGCGCGCTGCTGGTCTGGCGACAGCGCCGGCCGCGCCTGACCCGCAGCCGCTGCCGCCGCAGGGGGTGCAGCGGGCGGCGCGCTCATGGCGGCGAACTGCGGCTGCATGGCGTCGATGTCGGCCAGCGTCGAGGTCCTGTTGCCCAAGAAATTCATGCCCTGCCAGCCGCGATCGGGCGTCGACGCCCCGTAGGGCTGGATGAGGTTGCCGGGCGGTGCCGGTTGCTGGGGCGGTGTCGAATAGTCGTCGCTGCTGCTGGAGCCCATCGGTTCCTCCCTATCGTCCGAACCAGCCGCCGGGGCCGAACATGCCGCCGACCGCCGCCGTGCCGAGCCCGAACAGGCCCGACAGCTGTGCGTTCGATGCCTGCAGCTGGTTCTGGTAGGCGCTGTCCATGTAGGCGCCGGGCTGGGCCGCATTGATGCCCTGCCGCGAGAACGGCTGGAATTGCGGGACGGTGACCTGCGACTGGCTCATCAGCGCCGCGATCTCGTTGGGCAGCTGGTTCCTGAGCGCCATGCGCTCCTGCAGCTGGCCCTGCCGCAGATTGTTCTCCGAGGAGGCCCAGTCGGAGCCCATCTGGTAGCGCTGCAGGCCGGCCTGATTATAGGCGTTCTGCGCCGCCCGGCTCTCCTCGCCGCTGGCCAGATAGGCCTGATTGCTGGCGTCGGTGAGGGCACGGGCGCGGGTGTCGGCGACGCTGCCGTATTGCGAGCTGCCGGGGCTGAGCCCACGCGCCGCCAGCTGGGCGTCCTCGGCCGAGGCCTGCTTGCCGGCGTTCTCGCGATAGCGCGACAGCATCGCCTCCTCGACGGCGCGGCGGTCGGTCGGCGCCTGATCCTGCCGCACCGCGCCCGGCCGCGCGGCGTGCTGCCATGCGGCCAGCCCGGTGGTGTTGAGCGGCGTCTGGAATTGCTTCTCCAGCTGGCCCGACGCGGTGACCGCCGCGCGGCCGGCATTGCCCTGCGCCATCGTCTGGTAGCCGAGCAGCCGCTGCTGGTCCGGCGACAGCGTCACGTTGCGCTGGTAGCGCGGCACGTAGGTCTTGTTGCCCTTGGCGTCGTAGAGGGTCTCGTAGCCGATGTTCTTGTAGTTCACCGAGCCGTAGGGATTGGTCTCGTTGGCGTTGTTGATGATCGAGGAGGCCGCGCCCGAGTAGAGGCTCGCCGACTGGTCGGCCGCCGCCTGATCGTAGGGGTTGGGGGCTTTAGGAGTGGAGCCCATGCTGGCCTCCCAGAGAGAGTGGCGGAATTGAGGCCCGCGCCGGGTCGTAGCCGGGCAGGAAACGGCAGTCCTCGCGCAGCATCCCAAACATCAGACAGTCGCGGGTGCCCTCGACGCCGAGGCGCTTGAAGCCCTCATAGACGAAGCCCATGCGGCGGGTCTGGCTGATGACGCGCTCGGCCGCCGGGTCGACCTCGGCGGTGATCCTGACGGCCTTCGAGAACAGGCTCCTGAAGATGACGGCCAGCAGCTTGCGCGACAGGCAGCGCGGGTCGGCGATGGCGCAGGTGAAATAGGCGTCGAACCACGTCTTGAACTCGACCGCCAGCACACCCTGCAGCTCGCCGTCCCAGCGCCGCGCCGTGACGCAAAACCACCGCGGATTTGTGAAGTCGGTGCGCGTGAAGTCGATCTCGGTCAGCGCCGTCAGCATGGCGACGGCGTCGGGCTCCAGCGGTGCGAAGGACGGCCTCATCCGAACACCGCCCCGCTCTCGAAGAGCACGTCCCAGCCGGTCAGGTTGAATTCGCAGTTGAGGATCAGCGCGGTCAGGCGCGGCGCGCCGACGTGGCCGATGATGCCGACGCCCGACCAGTTGTTCTTGCCCATCACCGCCGAGCCCCAGCTGGAGGTGTCCCAAGGCGCGATGTCCCACGTCGAGCCCTCGTCGCCGTAGGTGATGTCGGGCTGGTTCTGCGGCGCGCTCATGTCGTAGTCGACCTTCATGTCGATGAAGGGCGCCGGCGTGCCGTCGGTCTGCAGGTAGGGCAGGATCATCTTGAAGTGCTTGGCCGCCGGCGTGCCGTAATTCGACCACGCCGCCTGCACGTCGACGCGGATGGGGTCGCCGTCGTCGTTGAGGAAATTCGGGTGCATCTCGTAGAGGTCGCCAAAGTCGGAAGCGAAGAACAGCCGGTTGTCGACCCAGCCCCAGCAGCGCGACTTCAGCCCGCTCCAGCTCGCCCAGATCGGGTTGGGCATGAAGCGCACCATCTGCTGGTAGTTGTTGGTGCCGCCGATCGGCATGTTGGCGATCAGCCGGCCGCTCGACGGGTTCATCATCAGCTGCCAGCCAAAGGCGTCGCGCTGGCGCAGGGCGTTGATGAAGAAATTGGAGAACACGTTGCGGTCGGTCGTGCCGAGCTGCTCGCTCTCGGCCCGCATCAGCGTCGAGAACGGCACCACGCCGGTCGAGATCAGGCAGTAGAGGTCGCCGCCGTAGTTGACCCACGCATGCTTCGACATCGGGCTGTCGAAGCGGAAGATGCCGCTCAGCACGAAGTCGGTGTCGGGGTCGGTGCCGCCGTAGATCACCGCCTCGCCATTCGACGAGAAGATCACCAGCTGGTCGTTGACGTTGACGCCGCCCTCGGTGGTCCACGTCGCCAGCGCGCGGATGGTGCCGCCGCGCCTGAACACCGCGTTGAGCGGCAGCACCTTCAGCTCGCCCGATTTCTGCTGCACCGGCAGGTAGTAGATCGCAAGGTTGCTGGTGTCGGCGAAGAACAGCCGGTTCATGTGCGCCAGCACGATGTTCAGCTGCTCGGGGTTGATCCACGTCGCGGTCGGCGGCGCGGTCACCAGCTCCTTGGCCATCGAGCCCGGCGGGTCGGCGGTGACGCCGGTGGTCACCGGGCCGGCTCCCGTCGAGGTATCGACGCCGAACAGGGTGAACGTGTTGGTCGGCGTGCCCACCGCCGAGATCAGGTGCGGGCCGGCGGCGGCGGCGAAGCCGGCCGGCGGCGCTCCCGAAAAGGCGATCGTGACGACCTGACCGTTGGCGAACTTGCCGATGTCGGCGGCACCGACGGTGGCCACCGCCGGGTTGGCGTTCGACAGGCTGGTGACCGTCACGGCCGGCGGGTCTGGCACCGTGTTGCCGTCCCACGACCAGACGCCGTCGCGGCCGTTGACCAGCACCGTGTAGTCGGTCGAGCTGAGGTTGGAGAACGCCGTCCAGCTCCAGTCGTTGGAGGTGAAGCCGCCCTTGACCAGCGTGTTGTCGACCAGCACCAGCTTACCGTCGCCGGCCAGCGCCAGCTTGTTGGGCGAGCCGTAGTACGGCACCAGATTGTCGACCGGGTGGCCGCTGAGCAGCGGCACCTCGGTCTTGACCGTGCCGGCCCGACACTTGATCTGGTTTTCCTCGACCACCCAGTTGTCGAGCACGGTGGCGGTGAGCGGGTCGCCGACGACCAGCTTCGAGGACAGCGACAGGCCCTTGAGCGGGGCGCTGACGTGCTTGACCTGAGCTACCGCCTTCTTGACCTGCAGCGGCTTCGACAAATAGCGGGACGGCAGCATCCTCACTGCTGGCGCCCTCCCGGCCGGAACGGCCCAAAGCCCCACGGCGAGCCGCCGCCCCAGTCGTCGGAGCCGGCCGCCACGTCGAGGTCGAGCACGCGGGCATTGGCGCGCGCGCCGAGCTTGTTCATGCGGTTGATGAAGTCGCGCATCTCCTCGCCGAACTCGAGCCCCTTCGACTTGAGGAAACGGTACTTCAGGCCGTCGATCGCCAGCCGGCGGTCGAACGCGATGAGGTCGCTGTCGGCGGTGATCTGCTGCTTCGGCGTGCCGGTGTCGGACAGCACCCAGATGCCGTCGCCGAGGGTGTCGCGATAGGGCTGCTCCAGCAGCACCTCGTCGGCGACGGTCTCCAGCAGCGCCAGCATCTGGATGATGTCCTGATCGAGCGAGCCGACCGCCGTGTTGATCGGCCGCTGCGTGATGCCGATCTCCAGCGAAGCCTGCGAGATCGCATCCTTCACGTTGATCAGCGCGGCCATGTCAGGCGACCTTCGGCGCGGCGGTCATCTTGAGCGTGTTGATCATCGAGTTCTGCGCCGAGACCGTCGCGTTCAGCTCGCCGACCTGCTCCTTGAGCGCGGTGATCTGGCCGTCCTTGTCGCGCAGGATCGCCTCGAACTTGCCCAGCTCGGAGCTGAGCGCGATCATCTCCTTGGCGCGCTGCGCCAGCTCCTTGAACTCGCCCGGCATGTCGGCGCGGCTGGCCAGCTTGGCGAGCTGCTCGATGGTGACGATGTCGCGCGCCGCCAGCATCTTGAAATGCGCCGGACTGATGACCGGCCACAGCGCCAGCGGGAAGCCGTCGTTCTGCGGCTGCAGGTGGCGCCCGCCCTGCTCCTTCAGGAACAGCTGGTAGGGGCCGGGGTTCTCCTCGAAGTCCTGCTCGGTGGCCTCGTATTCGACCTGCGTGTAGGGCGGCACCGACTTGATGATCCTGACGGTCTCGCGGTAGCGCGGCAGGCCGTCGTCGCTGACACCGTCCTCGGCCCAGCCTTGCGTGAAGCGGACCAGTGCTTGGCTTTCCTCTGCCATGATTTTCTCCGTGTGATGCCCTTGGTTGGGGGCGGCGGGCAAAGGGCATCTGAACCGCACCGCCCCCGGTGGCGGCCCCTCGGCCAAGGAGCTGCTGAGGGGCCGATCGAGGATCAGGTGCCGGTCAGCAGGATGCGGCCCTGCATCGAGCGGTTGGACAGCGTGATGGCGCCCATGAAGGCGATGTGGCGTGTGACGGCGTCCATATCTGGCGATTGATCTGGAAGATCAAGTTGCTCGAAATTGCGGCCCGAGTAGATTTCGAACTTCATGTATTTCGAGTTGAGCATGTAACCACCAACTAATCCGGTGGCTGCGCCGTCGAATACTATGGCCGCTTGCTTGTATTTCAGCGTTTCGAAGCCCAACGCCCCCAATCTTGCGTCGGCGTAGCGCTGGTTCTCCTGCAGGCCGCTCTCATAGGTCGAGTAAATCTCGGCGTCGGCGACGATCAGGTCCGGGTGCTCGGTGCCACGGATGAGCTTCATCCAGCAGGCATTCAACCCCGCCTTCAACGCCGGATATTGCAGGCCGGTGGCGCGGGCGATCGACTGGAACTGGTTCTTCCAGAACGTCCACGTCGTCGAATCAATTCCGCCGACGATGCCGGTGCCGTTGTCGGTGACGAACGCCTTCAGGCCGGCGAAGGACTTGGCCACCGTGCCGTCGCCGTAGACCGCCTTGGTGATGTTGTTCTTCATGGTGGCTTCGGCGTTGGTCATCTTGCCTTCGAGCAGGTTGAGGATGCGCTCCTTGCCCCGGTTCTTGGCGAGATCGGGACCGGACAGGGTGACCGAGGCGACCGCGTTGGCCGGCGCGTAGTCGGCCTCGGAGATCGTCTCCTTGACGGCCCGGCTGAGCAGCTCGGTGCCGGAATACCACGCGAAGGTTTCCTCCGCGTAGGTGAGCGGGCAGCTGATCGCCTTGCCGCCGTCGATGATGCGGACGCGGTCGCCCATCCTGAGCAGGGCGGTGAGCGCGTTCGAGTTCGAGACGTTGTCGGCGAATTCCTGATGGTAGTTGTTGAGGGTGGTCGTCACCAATTGCGTGACGGTTGGCTCGGCCATGACGGGCTCCTGTCAGAGGAGCCCGCTTGGCGGTGCTCCTCAGAGGCCGACCTCTTCAGCGGACGCTTCGAGCGTGGCGCGCAGGCCGCCCTTCTTGCCGTCGGCGGCCGGCTTGGCCACTGGCGAGGTGATGCCTCGCACGTTGGACCTCACCGCCTGCCGCGCCCGCTCGTTGCCCTGCTGCTTCTGAACGCTGTTGCGCTCAGCCGCCAGCAGGTTCGCGCGGATCGAGGGCACCGCCCAGATGGCCATGTCGTAGGCCTGCTGCAGGTCGCGCTCGGGGTTGGCCCGGTACAGCTCGATCATGTGCTCCAGCACGGCGTCGAAGTGCGGGTGCTTGAGCTGTCCCCGCTCGTCCTTCTCGTCCGCGAACTGGTCGATCTGCCATCGTGTGACCTTCAGCACCTCAGCATTGGCCTTCTCGGCTTCCTGCTGACGCATCTGGTGCAGCTCGCCCCGCAGGGCCTGCACGTCCTGAAACGTTTTGCCGAGGTGGTCGGCAAAGAACTTGATTGCCGGGTCCTTGAGGTCGGCCTCGGAGAGCTGACCGGGTCCCGACGGCGGAGCCGCCGCCGCTGGGTTCAGTCCCATGCGCTGGCCGAGTTCGTTCAGCAGCTGGACGCGGACCTGCGGATTGGGGTCCATCGCCCGCCGGTGGAAGCCCGCCCACTGCACGATCGCGTCGTAGGGCGAGGCACCGGCCTGCTGCAGCGACCCGGAAATGACCGGGTCTTGGAACACCGGCGCGAGAGCTTGCGTGAACTGAGCTGCTGTCGCGTTGGCCTGCACCCTGCGCTGGTAATCGCCCTCCATCTCGCTATGGCGGCGCAGCAGGAAGGCTTGGCCTTCCGGTGGCAGCTTGGCGAATGTCTGGCGGTCCTCAGCGCTCCAGTTCGCCGGGGCCTCGCTGCTACTCCCCGGAGGGGCTGGGTGAGGCTGGTCGGTCGGCTGGGGTGCCGAATTCTGATCTCGGGGCTGGGTGCCGTCTGGCGCTGCTTCACCCGGCCTCGCATCCTGATCTGCCGGGGCGAAGCGACCGCGAGCATCGCGCCGAACGCCGCCGTCGTCAACTGGTCGATCGGCGGGCTGCTCGCCGTCGTCGTCGCTTTGCTCCTGCACCTCGTCCCACGAGGCCTCGGCGATGTCCCTGAGCGAGTGGCGGGGCTCAGGCGGGGTCGCGCCATTCGAAAGGGGCGTCGGGTTCTCTTCGGCCATCGGTGTGCTCCTTGAGCTGCATGGACCGGCCCTTGGTCGGGGCCGGCAAATCGCGTGGGTCGACCGCGCCGGCGGCGGCCATGTCGCGGTCGCGCTGGCGCCACGACGAAATCTGCTCGCCCGTCACCGGGCTCTCGATGCATTCGAACCGGCTCAGCATCGGCATCGGGAAGGAGGGGACATTTAATCCTCGAATTAATGTCCCCTTCTCGACCAGCCTGCCGGCGCGGATCACGTAGACGGTCATCTGTGCTGCGGCCTGCGCTGCTTGTCGCGCGGCAGGTTGAACTGCCCGAGGCCGCCGACATAGCCGCGCGAGCCGACCTTCTGTGGCTTCTTGACCGACGCTCCGGGTGCCGTCGAGCCTTTGACGAATTGCGCTCTGTCGCCCTTCATCGCGGCGCTCGGGTCGGAGCCCGGAACGTCCATGAACGGGATCTTTTTCATGGGCTCTCCAGTGCTGCCTTGCGGCCGTACATCAGGCAGGTTTCGAGGTGGGTCGCGGCGATGTTCATGCGCCGCGACATGAAGACGTGCTCCTGATGCTCGCCGGGCATGGCCGAGCCCTCGGCGTTGTGCATCGCCTCCAGCAGGCCTTCGCCGGCTGCGGTGAGCGCCGCCAGATGGTGCTGCTGGCGCTCGCTGAGCGGCTGGCCGGTGAGATTGTTCACCGGCACGGGGTCGCGCGGGCCGGGCATCAGTTCACCACCGTCGCGAACGTGCCGGGCGGCACCGTCACCGCTGCCTTCTCCTCCCACGTCTTCCAGCCGTAGTTGGAATAGGCGGGGCCGAGCGGCCCGGCGGCGGCGGCCAGCACGGTCTTCTCGTCGGGGCTGTTGGGCACGCCCTTGGGGTTGTTGGTCGAGGCCGCCAGCGGGCTGTTGGGATAGGTGCCGGGCGCGGCGATGCCGGTCGGGTAGCCGCCGTTGGTGACCGGCGCCTGCGGGATGGCGATGCCGGCGCCCTGACTGGCGCCGCCGGGGACCAGCTCGCCTGCGTATCTTGCCATTTGGTCCTCCTATGTGACGGTGAACAGGATGTCGGTGTTGCTGAGCACGTTGTGGTCCTTGACGGCGATCGACACGGTGCCGGGCGCCGCCGCCCAGATCGGCACCTTCATCGTGGTGGCGTTGACGAACACCGCCTTGGCCTCTGGCGTCGGCATGCCGCCGGTGTAGA